AACGGTATGGTAGATGGAAAGTTTATGCAGGGCGTGACAGATGTAATGCTCAAGTCAGGCATAAACTTCCACTCCACCTTACGTAGCCAAGGTAACCAGATTGCTAGACAACGTGAGACTGTAATTAGATATTGGTACGAAGAGAACAAATCTGACTGGCTACTCTGGGTTGACTCAGATGTAGTCATCAGTCCAGAGACATTCCTCAAGTTATGGAATGCCAAGGATAAAGACGAGAAGCCAATGGTCACTGGAGTCTACTTCACTACAGACAATCCAGAAGAACCCTTAATGGTTCCAATGCCTACGCTCTTTAACTTTGCAGATAACAAAGACGGTGGCTTCGGGTTAGTCCGAGTACACCCACTACCTAAAGACAAATTAATCCAGGTGGGGGCCGCAGGTATGGGGTTCATCCTTATGCACCGCAGCGTAGTTGAGAAAATCCAGAAGGAACTGCCAGAGGCGCAATTCTTTATGGAGATGGGACGAGGAACAAAGTTTATCGGAGAGGACATCTACTTCTTTGCACTATGCGAAAAGGTAGGAATTCCACTCTGGTGTGACACAAGTGCAACTGCTCCACATATGAAGCGGTTCTCTTTTGACGAACACTATTACAACGCAATGACCAAAAGGAGATAACTATGCCAACTGGCAAAGAAGGTAGCACACTGACTGCTGAGTTGAACAGGCTCGCGGGTATTACAGATATTACAAAGTATCAGGATGCCCAAGGTGCTGCGAATGTCTGGGCTGGTACAACTGGCAAAGCAATCATTGGTGCACTTAATTACAAGGCAAGTTCATCACGTCAGCCTAATGCCTACAAGGGCCTCAACGCTGTCTGTAATGAGATTGCTGGAACCACAGGATTAGAAGCAGTTACAGCCCTAAGGAGCATCAGCGTATGACAACCACTCTTGCCAATATGATTGACGAGGTTCTCATCAACCTCTCTGGCTATACCTTTCAACAGGATAGGGCTACACACTTAACTGCTCCTGTCACCACGACAACATCAACAAGTTCTTCCCCACTTATCCTTAGCCTTGGGTCTACCGACTCTGTAGGTAAGGGTGTTGTTGAGATTGACGAAGAACTAATCTGGGTAGATTCCTATGACCGTGTTGCTAACACAGCAACCGTATCTCCTTATGGTCGTGGCTACTTGGGTACAACTGCTGCTACACATTTGCTAGATGCGAAGGTTACCATTTCTCCTACCTTCCCACGCTTTAGCGTTAAGCGAGCAATCAATGACACTATTCGTTCTCTTGGAGCAAGCATCTTTGCAGTCAAGAGCACATCGTTTGTATTCAATGCAGCACAGTCAACCTATGCTTTCAATAACCTTGACATCAAGAATATCTTGACAGTATCTTGGGAAGACATCGGACCTTCAAAGGAATGGCGTCCATTGCGTCGCTGGGACTTTGACTCAACAGCAGATGCAACCGCTTGGGGTGCAGGTGCACAGACAATCACACTAGGCGAGGCTCCTATCTCAGGACGCACAGTTCGTGTGGTCTACGCTGCAGACCCAACTGCTTTCACAACTAATGCTCAGGTCTACACAACACAGACAGGACTTCCTGAGTCAACAAGAGATGTAGTAATCCTAGGCGCAGCCTATCGCTTGCTCACATTCCTCGACCCTGCACGTGCCTCACAAGTTAGCCCACAGGCTGATGAGACAGACTCTAAGCGCCCATACGGTGCATCACAGAGTGCAACTAAGCAACTCTACGCACTATACACACAGCGTCTTAATGAAGAAACGCAATCGCAACAGCAGAATTATCCACCACGAGTTCACTTCTCCCGCCGATAGGACCGTCAATGCCAACTAGAAAATACTCATCTCGCTCGCAGCAGACAACGCTGACTGCAGCACTTACCTCATCTGCGACATCAGTTGTCGTGGTGTCTGGCTCCGCCCTATTGGGTGGAACAACAATCTCTGCTGGTGAAACATTCACCGTAGTCATTGACCCAGATACAGCCCTTGAAGAAATTGTAGATGTTACGGCGGTAAGTACTAACACTCTTACCGTTACTCGTGGTATTGATGGCTCAACTGGTCAGGCTCACTCAGCAGGTGCTGTAGTTCGCCATATGGCAATTGGTCGTGACTATCGTGAAGCCAACCAGCACATTGAGAACACAACCACTGCACACGGAATTACTCTTGCCAACCTAGTCAAGACAACTGATACTGGCACAGTGACTAGTACAATGATTACAGATGGCACAATTGTTAACGCTGACATTAATGCTAGTGCAGCAATTGCAGATACTAAGTTAGGTACAATCTCTACAGCAGGCAAGGTTTCAAACTCAGCAACTACTGCTACCTCAGCCAACACAGTATCAGCAATCGTAGCCCGTGATGCCTCAGGCAACTTTACTGCTGGCACAGTCACAGCAAACCTTACAGGTAACGTTACTGGTAACGTAACTGGTTCTTCTGGCTCAACTACAGGTAATGCAGCCACTGCCACAGCCCTTGCTACTGCTCGTACATTCCAACTTACTGGAGATGTAGAAGCAAGTGGAGTTACATTTGATGGAACTGGCAACGTTAGCCTTACAACAGTTATTGGTACTGGAGCAATCGTCAACGCAGACGTTAACACATCTGCTCAGATTGCCTACAGCAAGTTAAACCTTACCAACGGTATTGTCAATGCGGACATCAACGCCTCTGCTGCTATTGCTCTATCTAAGTTGGCTACAGACCCACTTGCTCGTGCTAACCACACAGGTACACAGGCAGCATCTACCATCTCAGACTTTGACACACAGGTTCGTACTTCACGCCTTGACCAAATGGCCGCACCAACTGCAGCAGTATCTGCTAACAGTCAAAAGATTACAAATTTAGGTACGCCTACATCTAATACAGATGCTTCTACTAAGGCTTACGTAGACACCTCTATCGCTAACCTTATTGACGGTGCTCCATCTACCCTTGACACACTTAATGAGATTGCTGCAGCCTTGGCTGACAATGCTTCTTTCTCTGACACGGTAGTACTCAAGTCTGGTAGCACAATGTCTGGCGCACTTGCTATGGGTACCAACAAGATTACGGGTCTTGGTGACCCAACCAACGCACAAGATGCAGCCACTAAGAACTACATTGACACAGCAGTACTTGCCCCATCTAACCTGACTGGTCCTATTACATCTGTAGGCAACGTAACATCTATCGCCTCACAGACTGGTACGGGTAGCAAGTTCGTAGTGGATAACACACCAACTCTCATTACCCCAGTGTTGGGCGTAGCAACTGCTACATCCATTAACGGGACAACTATTCCGACTAGCAAGACTCTTGTGGCTACAGACTCTACTCAGTATGTAGTACCTAGCCAGAGTGGAAACAATGGCAAGTATCTAACTACAGATGGAACTACATCTTCTTGGGGAACAATCCAGGCTGGCTCGCAGGTTAAGATTGAAGGCGGAACTGCCGTCACTTATGACTTTGTTGACTTCCTTGGTATGGGTACTGACACTGGTACAGCAGGAACAATCAAGGTTCAGCCACTTACGCCAACTGGTGCAAGTACAGGCAAAAGAATCTTTACAGGAACTACTACACCATCATCACCTACTTCTGGTGACGTATGGGTGGATGCAACAGCATCGGCTGGTGCAGACTTAACAATGATGACAATTATGGGAGCGTACTAATATGCCAGTTAAAGTATACGATGGAACCAACTGGGTAACGGTTGCTGGTGATGGACAGGCTGGTGCTCCTGGAACATCATCATCTATTACTACTTGGGTTAAGACTGCCTCTGGAGGAGAAACATCTGTATCTGGTGCAGGTGATACAGGATACGGAACGCTTGCTTACACAGTAGGACAGGAACTTGTATACCTTAACGGCGTGCTTCTTGACCGAGGTGATGACTACACAGCAACTAACGGCACAAGTATTACTGGGCTTACAGCCCTTACTGCTAATGACGTAGTTACTGTATGGACAGTCAACTCATTTAGCGTAGCCAATACCTATACTGTTGCTCAGGCTGATAGTACATTTGCACCAATATCAGTAACTGGTGGTATGACATTACTTAGCACCACCACTCTTACAGGCGCATCAACCACAGTAAGCACAATAAGCGGTGCATATCAAGACCTTCGCGTCCTAGTAACTGGAATGACTAATGCAACCGCCAATGGTTCGTTCAGAGTGGCCATCAACGGCTCAACTAGTTTAAGCAGTTCAACAGGTGCTTTTTATGCAAATGCCGCGGGTGGTGCTTTTACTTTATACAACGATTACACCTCTCGCTACGCTGGTAACAACTCTGGTCTTTTGCGAACAGATGCCAATAATTCTTATATGCTGACAATCTTTGATTACGCTTCCACAACAGCGCCAAAGACTTATCAAAACATCCTTACTGGTTTAGACGGCAACAGCAGCAATTACATTCAGCAGGGTCAAGGCGGTTATAATTCTAATTCAGCAGTTACATCTTTAGTATTTTCTAATGCTGGTGGCAACTGGTCTACTGGCACAGTTCGAGTATATGGAGTCAAATAATGCCCAATCCAATCGTAAGAATTCACAATGTTAAAACAGGCGAGATAGTTGACCGCGAAATGAACGAGATTGAGTTTGCTCAATATGAAGCCGAGCAAGCAGCAGCAGTGTTAAAACTTGAACAAGCGGAAACCAAAGCAACAGCACGTCAGGAAGTCCTAGACCGCCTTGGTCTAACTACCGAAGAAGCAGCACTACTCCTTGGAGGTAACTAATGCCTAATACTAAAGCCTATAGCGTTGCTCGTAGCGGATTGACTTTGATACAGACAACAAGCACAGGCGGTTCGGTTTCATCAATAAACTTTGGTTCTAATGCTGCACCTGTATTTTCTTCAACTTATGATAATTACAAAATTATTTTTGTGGGAACCGCCTCAAGTGGCCTGAACCCACAAATGCGTATGCGTGCCGACACGACAAATGCAACTGGGGCAAATTATGACCACCAATACCTAAATGGCACAGGAACCTCAGCACTAGCCGCAAGAACTACAGGTGCAACTTTTAACGAATTACCTGCGGTAAGTACGACGGCTGCAAGTTTTACCGTAGATTTATACAGTCCATTTTTGGCAACTGCAACAACTTATTACTCGGTAGGACCTTCGGGAATTAGCACAATCAGCATTCAATCCTTTGCAGGACAACACACACTAGCAACTTCCTATAATGGTTTTGGAATCTTGACAGGTAGCGCTGCAACAATTAATGGCACTTTCTACATTTACGGATTGGCGAAATAATGACAACTGAGCAGACATACTGGGTCAATACTAATGGCGAGCGCCACATTGCAACAGGAGATGACTTAAAAGAGATTCTTGATGCAATTGCAGAATCAGAAACAAGGATTAAAGCCGAGGAGCAAAAAAAGACTGCTGCTATTGCAGCACGTCAGGCAGTCCTTGACCGTCTAGGAATTACAGAAGAAGAAGCACAACTCATAATCGGAGGTAGTAACTAATGGCTACAACATCAAAGGCTCTCTTTAGGGGAGCAGCAGCAACATCAAGCACAACACTATACACAGTGCCAGCATCAACTACAACAGTTGTAACTGATATTGTTATTGCAAATACAGCAGCATCTGCTGCTACATTTACTTTAACTTTAGACGGTGTGGCTATTGCATCAGGTGCAGCAGTACCAGCAAATGACTCAGTATCTTTGAGCCTAAAGCAGGTACTTGCTACTACAAAGATTATTGCTGGACTTGCATCTGCGGTAACAGTTAACTTTCACATTTCAGGAGTGGAGATTTCCTAATGACTTTTTCAAAGTTAAGTAATGGAAAAATCTCTACAAAAACTGTTGCTGGTTTAACAACTGGTATTGGTAAAGCCACAGTTACAGCAACTACTGGTTCACCTACCGTTGATACATCTTCACGTGCAGGCAAGACAATTTATAAATTTACTGCTTCTGGTTCTATTACCATTGGTACTGCTGGTACTGCAGAAATTCTTGTGGTTGGCGGCGGAGGCGCAGGTGGTTCAGGTGGTGGCGGTGGAGGTGCAGGTGGAGTTGTTCTTGATACTTCCGCCCTTTTGCCAGCAGGAACATTAAGCGTTGTTATTGGAGCAGGTGGCATAGGACAATCTGCAGAAAAAGGCAACAACGGAATTGGTTCGCGTTTAGGAAATTATTTTGCTGCAGGCGGTGGTGGTGCAGGAGGAGAAAATGGTACTTTTAACAGAAATGCTGGAAATGGTGCTTCTGGTGCTGGTGGATATCAAGAAGGATACCCTGGAGGGCTTGGATATTCTGGACAAGGCAACAACGGGGCTGCAGGTACTGGTGCGCCAAATTATCGCATAGGCGGTGGCGGTGGTGCTGGTGCTGTTGGTGGTTCGGGTGGTGATAATTCTATAGGAGGAGTAGGAATCCAAACCTCTATTACTGGAACTGCTACTTATTACGGTGGTGGTGGCGGTGGTCGAAATGGCTCTAACACTGGTGGTTTAGGTGGTGGCGGAAATGGTGGCACTGTTGGTGTTGCTGGCACGGCTAACACTGGCGGTGGCGGTGGTAGTTCAAACTCAAGTAACGCTGGCGCTACAGGTGGTTCAGGAATCGTAGTAGTAGTAATCGGATAATTTAATTAAATCTTATCCCTGAGCACGGATTAAAACTGCTCAACTAATTTTTCCTAGTAGTGGAGGTACGCCTTGGCAGGCAGAGATTACTTCCACTTATTCAAGTAGTCAATCGCTGACTGGAGGTACTCAGGGTTATCCTTGAAGTACCCCAGACCAGCGTTGCATTGAACGCACAGCAATCCTCTTGCCTTATTCTCTGTATGGCAATGGTCGCAACACCAGTCAGATAGTCCTGGGTTATCAGTACCACAGATAGCACAGCGATTACCCTGCAGTTCTACATACTGGTTATATCTATCAATATCCCAGCCTGGATTACGGCGCTTGTTATCTGCACGAATCTTGTCTGGATTATCTAGCCTATATTTCTTTTTACGTTCATTAGAACAAGTTTTGCATTCAGATTCTTGACCGCCTGGTCGGTTCTTTCTTGCATAAAAATCATTTACCAACTTGATTGTCTTGCACCTAGTGCATTCTTTCATACAGTCACTATAGCATAGGAGATACAATGGCAGGACGGGATTTGACCGAAGGCAGGGCTGAACGGTCCATCGCAGTTGACGTAGGTGTAGTTGCATCTACTGCTATCTGGCAGAACACCGATATGTCTTACGACGTAGCAATTGGTGGACTTCCATTCATCTACGCAATCAATGACTCACGCCCTTATGTGCGTCAGACTGCACCATTTCGTAAAGACCAATTCGACAATGGCACTGAGCCTGGCGAGCAGTCTCTTACTGGTTGGTGGATTCGTAGCCAGATGTCGTTCCACTCTGGGTCAGGCATTAACTTCTATGACCCTGCTACTACAGATGAGAATGGACACTATCGTTTTTCTGATAGCAAGGGCATCAACGTCTGGACTAAGGGACAAGTAACACTACTAAAGTCTTGCACATCTACTCACGTCACAACTGGTGCTATTGCATCCAACGGTGTAACACAACAGCACCTACGCTCAATCAAGTGGAGCACCACTAAGGGTGTTCTCTTACTAGATGAGTACGATGTTGATAAGATTGCAGCAGATGGAACAGTAACTCACTTTATTGATTATACCTCTGGTGCTGGAGTCTACCCAGTTTATGCTATATGTGACGATGGAACTAAAGCATACTGGGCAACCAATGCCACCTCTGGTGGCACTACTAAGTTTACAGTATTCGGCAAGCCATTAACTGGTTCTTCTGCTAGCACAGCAGATGAGTTCAAGATATTTGACAACAGCCAAATCATTACAAACGCCACTATGGAATATGTAAAGCAGCGTCTAGTAATCTGTGCTGACAATAAAGTGTACGAGTGCCCTACAGCAGTAGCATCTACACCAGTTCTTATCTATACAAATCCATCAACTAGTCACGTCTATACCAGTGTGACAGCCTCTGGCCCAGCCATTTACATTGCTGGCTATAACGGCATCCAGTCAACTATTGAAAAGTTCACACTATCTAGCGCTGGTGTAATGCCTACACTCACCTCAGCAGTAGTAGCAGCAGAACTACCAGTAGGTGAAGTAATCCATAAGATTCATTACTACCTTGGTTATATGATGATTGGTACTAATCGCGGTATCCGCGTCGCTACAGTATCTGACCAAGATGGTTCCATTAACTATGGTCCACTAATCGTAGAGACTAGCCAACCTTGCTTTGATTTTGCTCCACGCGACCACTACGTATGGTGTGCTACTGGTGTGGCTGGAGAGCCAGGAGTTATCCGTGTTGACCTATCCAATGAACTAGAACCATTGCGCTTTGCGTATGCTAATGATTTGTATATGGATGGTGTTACTGGATATAAGACAACTTCTTGTGCTTTTGTTGGTAACGATGACCCAACAGTAACTGACAGGCTTGTGTTCTGCACAGCAAACAATGGCACAGCCGATGGAACAATTTACATTGAAGATGCTACAACTCTTCGCACATCAGGCTACCTGACTACAGGTAACATCCGCTACGGAACACTTGAGCCTAAGAACTTCAAGCGTCTTCTTGGACGTGGTGACTTTACCTATGGTTCTATGACACTGGAGACGGTGGATAAGGGGGGTATTGAGTATGACCACATCTCATACGATGCAAGCATTAGCCCTATCGAAGTTGGTACATCTAACCCTGCTACTGCTCAAGAGTATGTAGCCTTTAAGTTTATCCTTTACCGTGATGGTACAACCAATAGTCGTGGCCCTATCTTCAAGGGATATCAGGCTAAGGCAACCATTGCTACCCCACGCCAGCGTGTCATCCAGTTCCCAGTCTATTGCTTTGACTTAGAGACAGATAGATACAACGTTGTTACTGGCTACGAAGGTAGAGCAATGGATAGAATCCAACTCCTTGAAGACATTGAGGAATCTGGAGACGTAGTAACTTGGCAAGACCTCAGCACTGGTGAAACACGTCAGGCTGTTATTGAGCAAGTATCATTCACTCGCGGTACTCCACCAGATAAAGGCTTCTCTGGTTTCGGAGGAATTATTCAGGTAACGATTAGGACAGTATAGTGGCTGCATCAGAATGGGCAGCCTTTGCTGTCGCACTAATGACAATAACAGTGGGGTTTGCTGGCTTTGTGAAGTGGCTTGTTAAGCACTATCTATCAGAGTTAAAACCAAATGGGGGCGGTTCCGTTAAAGACCAAGTGAACCGATTGGAAACACGAGTTGACCAAATCTATCTCCTCCTCTGCGAGAAGGAAAGCAAGTAAGTTATCAGTACTCTTTATTTTAATTGGAACTACATTTCTGCTCTACCCTCAAGCATATGCAGCAACTGCATACTCAGATGTAACCTGTGCCAATCAAGAAGGCACACAGCAGACATATCAAATTGGATGGGATAACTCTAACCAATTCTTTGCAGATAAAGGTTACATTCCTAGACTATTTTGTGAGGGAGGATATGCACCACCAGGATTCACTCTTTATATTAGTGACAATCTTTCTGATAGTTCTACTGGTTACTACAATGGCGTAGTTATAAACCCTACCCCTGTTGCAAGTCCCAATCCTGAGACGCAGACCGTTCAGTCGGAAACTGTGACGGCAACTGAGACAGCGACTGCCCCTTCAGAGAGTTCGACTGCTCCATCTTCTGAGAGCGTAACCGCTTCTGAGACTGCAACAACAACTTCTGATACTCAGACTTCCACAACTGAGACAACTTCAGCGACTGTTGATACTCCGACTTCAAGTGTCGAATCTCCAACACCTGTGCTACCAGCAGAAACATCAACGGTAGATACCCAAACAGTAGAATCAAATCCAACACCTGTAGTTACTCCTCTTCCCGAGCCAGTACCAGTAGTACAACCAGAGCCAATAGTGGCACCGCCACCAACGCCAGAACCTGAACCATTACCTGAACCTATCCCAGACCCTATACCAGAACCTGAGCCAGAACCTATTGTAGACGAGGTTGAAGAGCCTAGCCCTGAGGTTCCTGAAGTAGACGAGCCAGTTGTAGAAGAACCAGTGGTTGAAGAACCCGTTGTTGAAACTCCTACGGAGCCTGAGGTCATTGACGAACCAGAGGTACTTGAGCCTGAGGTTGAACTTACCGAACCTGAACCAACGCCTGAACCAATACAACCTGAACCTCCTGTTGCCGATGAAGATGCTACCGATGAAGAGAAAGAAATTGTAGCACAGGCAATTATTGAAGAGGCCAACGGCCAACCAGTAACGGCAGAGGCAATCCAGGCAGCAGGTCTTACCTATGCTGATTTGCCAGCCGAGACACCAGTTGAAGTTCGTCAGGATGAGAACGGAAACGAAGTTGTTATTACAGCAGAAGTTGCTGCCGCCTTGATGGTTCTTGAGAACCCAGGCGAATTACTTAACGCAATCTTTACAGACCCAGCACAGGCACTCCTTGCACTTGGTTCTATCGGTGCAGATATGAGTGCCGAGGAAAGAGCAGAGTCAGAGAAGACTGTTGTTGCTGCAGTTATCGTAGGTCAAATTGCTGGACAGGCTGCAGTAACTGCTGCTGCTGGTGCTGCCAGCGCTTATCGGAGGAAACCATAATGAAGAAATTCTTTTCAGACATAGCCAATCAACTATGGACTTTGCTAGGTATGTTTATTGCCTGGGTAGTTCTTGATGGTTCAGCAAAGACAATCGTTGGTTACGCAATCATTGCAACACTTGTTGCGTGGGCAATCACACTCAACATCAGAAATCTAAAGGACGAATAATGGACACACTAAAGAACGTAATGATGAGAATTTTTGCAGTCATCGCTGCTGAGTCTCTCGGAGTTATTGGTGCTGGTTCTCTCGTAGGTATTCAAGTATGGCAAGCAGCAGTACTGGCAGGTGCACTAGGTGCAGCCCGTGTACTAGAAGCACTAGCCCGTTTCTACCTAGCAGATGGAAGCCTGACATCAGAAGAAATCAACGCAGCCTTTGCTAAGGTTGACAAGAAAGCGAGTGAGTAAATGGGACAAAGACTAGACTTCATCAAGGTAGCCGAAGGCGAACTAGGTGTAATTGAAGGTCCGAAGGAAAACGAGACAAAGTACGGCGCATTTACAAAAGCAAACTTCCTACCTTGGTGCGGTTCTTTTGTGAACTGGTGTGCCAATGAAGTGGGTTTGAAGATTCCTAACTGTGTATCTACAGTGGCAGGAGCAACAGCCTTTATGAAAAAGAAGCAATGGGAGAAGGCAGAGGAAGCAATCCCTCTACCTGGCGACGTGGTATTCTTTGATTTCCCGAACGATGGCGTTGACCGCATCTCCCATATTGGGATTGTAGTCAAGGACAACGGAGACGGGACGGTCACCTGTATCGAAGGCAACACTGCCCCAGATAAGAAGGGTGACCAGCGTAACGGAGGGCAAGTCTGCCTGAAGGTACGTGCCTACAAGAAGAAGAATGGTTCTAAACTCCGCAGGTCACAGGCTGTGACTATCGTGGGATTTGGTAAGCCAGTCTTCAAGTCATAAGGAGAAAAATGAATACAACTAAACTCGTTGCTATGGCAACTACTTACGCACGTGCAGCGGTCCCAGCAGTGGTGGCCTTGTACGCAGCAGGAGTGACAGACCCAAAGACGCTGGCATATGCTTTCGCATCAGCGTTCATTGCCCCACTCTGGAAGGCACTAGACCCTAAGGCCAAGGAATTTGGCATTGGAAGCAAGAAGTAAACACCCTCAAATAGGGGCCTAACAGCCCCATAGAGACACTAAGACCCTCACCTCTAGGTACTTACCTAGGAGTGGGGGTCTTTTTCTCATTTCTTTTGAATCCAAACCTGGTAATCCTGGCTGAGTAGTACGTACTCACCCTGCTTTTCTTGCAGGAAATTATCTATAGCAATCATAGGGCGAAGGGATGGGTGAACATCCTGACCCCATAGGTAGTCATCAAAGGCAAGGATGCCTTGGGACTTAAGCAGTGGCCACGCATTGGTGGCATCACGATAGACAGCCTTCTCGGTGTGGTCACCGTCAATGTAGATGAAGTCGTACTTCTCCTTGAGGTTAGGTAGCACATAGGTTGAGTCACCCTTGATGGACATTACGTTCTCGTACTTGTCCATTCGGTTGAGATAGATTCCATAGATTGCATCAAAATCCATAGCCTCGTGCTCACGCTCATCTGAACCTTGCCAGGTATCTACATCGGTAAGGGTTGATGATGGGTCAAGAAGAATACTGGTCAGTAACCAGTCACTGGCATCGCCAGTATATACACCCACCTGTAGAAACTTGAGGTTAGGTTTGCCCTTGAACTTGGTCAGGTGATTCTCAAAGTTATACTTCTGGCTATCAAACCAGTTGGGATAGTTCGGCGTGTCGTTTTCCATTAAGTGTCCTGTCTGTGTATACTTAGTTATATAATAACATATAAATAATATATAGGCGCGGAGCGCCTTATATAATATATATAATTATTATTATATACTACAATAGATTTAGATAGTACCCTTGTTTTAAGTACCCTCCTGTCCTTGATAGGGGTACTATCTAACAACTTACTAGACGGAGGAATAAATGCACAACCCATTCAAAAGAAAACCAGACGAGTTTGATTCATTGGTTTCGATTCTCCTATCGGAGATTGATGAACTCGTAATCCTCATTGAGGAAATTCGCAAGGACCTTGATGACCTGACCGACTTTGTAGAAGAACGCCTTGATTAAGTTAAATGATTACACTCTACCTGAGCACATCAGTTACTCAGCATTCACAACCTATCTGACTTGCGGTTATCAGTACTACCTAGGCAGACTACTGCAGGTACCTGAGGAGCCAAGCATCTGGTCAGCAGGTGGCCGTGCATTCCACTACGCAACGGAGTTGTACGACTATGACAACGAATGAACTATGGGCTAAGGCTTGGAAGAAAGAAACCGAAGGTTTAGACCTCAACACTGCACGACGTGCAGGACGTTCAACCAAGGACAATCCTAACAAAGAGGATGGCTTTTGGTGGGACACTAATGGTTCCATTTGGGTAGACAACTACATCAAGTGGCGCAAGAACAATCCTAACTGGAAAATCTGGACAACTCCACAAGGTGCTCGTGCCATCGAACTGGAGTTGAATCCAGTAATCTCAGGTGTACCAGTGAAGATGTTTATTGACAGAATCTTTGAGGTAGACGGTAAGTTAGTTATCGTTGACTTGAAGACATCACGTACACGCCCAACCTCTGACCTTCAGTTAGGCTTCTACAAAGTAGGAGTCGAACAGATGATAGGAGCAGAAGTCAATCTAGGAAACTACTGGATGTCTCGTGAGTCGGGGACAGGAGAGATGATTGACCTGAGTAGATATACGCTAGACACGCTTGAGTACTTTGTCGATGGGTTTGATAAAGCACGCAAGGCTGGTATATTTCTACCGAACCTACAATCGTGCAATTTCTGTGGACTCACAGCACATTGCCAATTCACAAAGGAAAAGAAATGACAACAGAAAACTGGAAGTTGCAAGTATCGGTTAAGTCTCCTAATGGTGACTTGATTAACATTCGTGCCAACACAGCAGATGAACTGAGCGTAATGCTTGAAGGTATTACAGACTACTCACATCAGATTGCTGCTACATCTAAGGCGGTTGCTGCTGCTTACACAGTACTCCCTTTAGCGACTGGCGGTTCAACTCAAGACACCGCGCCAGCGCCATCCTTCGTAGCAACCCAGGCGCCGAGTCCTTCCGCAGGGCAAGCAGGGATGTCTACGCCGACTTGCGTACACGGAGCACGCATCTTCCGACAGGGAGTGAGCAAGACCAACGGGAAGCCTTACGCATTTTGGGCTTGCCCGACACCACAGGGAACACCAGACCAGTGCAAACCCGTGAACTAATACAAGAAGAAATGCTATAAGAATTGGTGGAGGGGTAGTCAGACGGGGAAGGTGATTGCCCCTCTTCCAACTTAAGACAGGAGATGTAATGAGAACTTTAGTAAGAAGTGTAGGACGACAGGATATTGGCGGTGAACCGCTACCAAGTTGCTTCAAAACATTTGATAACAACAAGATTATATTTCGCAGGTCAGAAGTATCTATGCTTGCAGGTACACCTGGTGTAGGTAAGTCAACACTTGCTATTGCACTAGCGTTGAAGATGAAGGTACCTTGCCTATACATCTCAGCAGATACCAATGCACACACTATGGCTATGCGTTTAGCCTCAATGATTTCTGGTAAGAACCAGACTGATGTTGAGAACCTAATGAATGCTGACCCTGGTTGGACGAAGGCTGTGCTACAAAAGAGTAGCCATATTGTCTGGTCATTTGAATCATCACCTACCTTGCAAGATATAGATGAAGAAGTCCAAGCCTTTGAGGAACTCTGGGGTTGCCCACCTGTTGCTATCTTTGTAGATAACTTGATGGACATAGCCACAGATGGTGGAGAAGAGTTCGCATCTATGCGTGCGATTATGAAGGAGTTGAAGTACCTTGCTCGTGCAACTAACACTGCTATTATTATTTTACACCACACTTCTGAGGCTGTTATGGGTAACCCTTGCCAACCTCGTTCTGCCCTCCAAGGTAAGGTGGCACAACTTCCTGCACTTATCTGCACTCTGGGTGTTGTCGGTACTTCTATGGCTGTCGCTCCTGTAAAGAATAGATATGGGCGTGCCGATGCCAACGCTAACCTGACTTGTTGGCTATCATTTAACCCTGAGTATATGTACATCGAAGACATACCAGAGAATGGATAAGAGATGCTAAGAGAAGAAGAAGATGACACGACGCAAGAGATGCGTCAGTTAGTAATGGCTAAGGTAGCAGAAGAGATTGCTGCAATGATTATAAAGATTGAAGAAGCCAAGCCACCCGTCACAGATGAGTGGACAGAGGGTGTTACTGTTGGTATGAACTGGGCTATCCGTATTCTGCGTAAGGATAAGAGCGCATACTAGATGTGGACATACTCTTTAAGTTCAACTGAAGAGGCAACTGTAGTTGAGGTAGGTTATCAGCGACAGAAACCATACTTCGGTGACCCTACTCGTAATGTAAATTACTCTGAGGGTGACTTATGGGAGATGTGGCAACACGTTGTATGTGCTGGGTCAGAGTTAGCCTTTGCTCGTATGATTGGAAGAAAAGATTTTGTCCCACACTATAACAAATGGAAGTCTGAATTAGATATACCAGACTTGGGTGAGGTGAGATACTCCTTCCCCCCGATTAAAGGTCTTCGCTATACCACCAGAGATGATGATGATTTGATTTATGTTTTAACTACTGGTGGATTATGTAACAAAGAACGGCGCATTGGCCCAGATTGGAAGGGGCCAGAGTATGTTGCTGTTGGTTGGATGTATGGTAGAGATTGCAAGAAAGACGAATGGAAGTATAATGAAAAGACTTGGTATGTTCCTATAGAAAGTCTTAAGGAAATGGAGACACTACGCAGTGCCATCACAGTCGCGTAAACATAGAGGATACCGCAGTCAGAAAGTATTGGCGAACTATCTCGCAGAGAACGGGTTTCCGTTTGCTGAGAGCACGGGTGCAGGGCGCAGTGGTACAGATATAACTGGCACGATAGGTATTGACTGGGAAGTCAAGGCAAGAACAGGATTTAATCCTGCCTCTGCTATCGCACAGTTGAAGGAAAGAGATAAAGGATTGTTGGGTCTTGTAGTACTAAGACTTAATGGACAAGGCGAGAAGTCAGTAGACGATTGGGTTTGCTTACTTAGACTGGAGGATGCAGTGAAACTATTAAGGGATGCAGGGTATGGTGATAAAAATTGACAGTGACTTGCCAAACATCGCAGATGTCCTCATACACTATGGTGCGAACTTACGACAAAGACACGGGCAAGTCAACCTTAAGTGTCCGTTCCATTCAGATACGCACCAGTCTGGTTCAGCCAACCTCGACAAGAATATCTTTATATGCTTTGCCTGTGGGGTTCAAGGTAACTCGTTACAAATTATTTCATCAAGAGAAGGAGTGAACATCCGTGAAGCAAAGCGCATTGCAGAAGGAATTACTGGGGAGAGCAACACACAAGTACGCGGAAAGCATCTCTCTGGCTCAAGACTACCTAGCAAGCAGGGGAATTCCTCTGGAGGTAGCACGTCTGGCTCAATTAGGCGTAGTCGCGGAGCCTGAAGTTGGACACGAAGCAATGCTTGGTAGGTTATCAATCCCTTATGTTACAAAGACTGGCGTTGTTGACTTGCGATTTCGTGCACTTAACCCTGCCGTTGAGCCTAAGTATATGGGGTTAACTGGAGCAGAGACAAAGATGTACAACGTACTAGATGTGGAGCGTGCAGGTGATTACATTGGTGTGTGTGAAGGTGAGATAGATACACTCACGCTATCTTCTGTCATTGGTATTCATTGCGTTGGTGTACCTGGTGCTAACAGTTGGAAGAAACATTACACACGATTGCTTGCAGACTTTGAAAGAGTCTTTGTCTTTGCAGATGGTGACCAACCAGGCACAGAGTTCGCCCGTTCTCTAGCCCGTGAACTACCAGTTACCATCATCCAATTACCTGATGGGCAGGATGTAAACTCTATCTTTGTACAAGAAGGTGCTGACTACTTCCATCAGAAGATGGATATGAAGAATGGACTTTGATGCACTCGAACCACCTGAGTCCTACTGCCACGAATGTAAGACACAGTTTGAGAACTCATTTGAATTGATTGACCATACACTAGAAGATGATGAAGAGTTCGACCCATACTATGCACTACCCAATGGGTTCAAGTTGTTGCTCGGTTCTTTGTTAAGGTTTATGTACTACCACAGGAATGAGCCAGAGAAGATAGCGTTGATTAGTCAGTCAACATACGTCACGCTATTTGCGTCTGAGATGGGTTACGATATGGTAGATGAATTGGTTGAAGATATGGTAGTGAAGTCAGAGTTGCAGAACTTGGATGAAGAACTAAGGAAACTCTTAACAAAGGATAATGATGGAGAAGGCGGAGCGTGAAGAGATATGGCAGATTATAACCCATCTGGTAGACCAAGGGCTGAACGTGAAGAGTTATACAATAGAAGGACAGGTATTGAACGTCGTCCTAGCGATTCCGATTTTGAGCAGGCAGTCTGGGATACAATGAAAGAACTCGGTGACCTGCTACTAAGTAAGCACCGCGACTATGGCCCAAAGAATATCTCTGACTCACCAGGTGGTGCGCTCAATGGTCTACGTGTACGTATGCACGACAAGACAGCACGCATCAACAACTTGATTGACAATGGCACTCAGGCACAACACGAACCACTGGAGGATTCCTTCAAAGACCTAGCAAACTATGGTATAATTGCCCTGCTAGTTCTACGGGGAAAGTGGGATAGATGAAAGAGCAGGAACTCTTTGACTGGTTAAAGGC